TTACCTGATATTTACTTAACGAATTTCTTCCCAACATACTTGATATTTTCCGGCAGATACATTATTATAATAACGATTATAATGTTATCTTTGCTGATGATACCGCGGGGTAGAGCAGTGGTAGCTCGTCACTTTGACTTGGTGAAGGTCGGTTGTTCGATTCATCCCCCACGCAACTATATAAAAATTAAATTTGACACGGTTATGAAAATCTTAACATTAAGCATCAAACAAAAGTATTTTAATAAGATCTTGGCAGGTGAGAAACCGCATGAATATCGCGAAATCAGACCTACCAACGCAAAAAAGTATATAACTTATTTTTGCAATGGTAAAGAGTATAAGGCAGACGAAGAATTGCCTGAAGATGGTGAAATAGAGTTGAAGCCTATCAAGTATGATGCTATCAAGTTCCTTACCGGTGCATATACCGGTAAGCGTCCTTATATCATTGTTGAGGTGAAAGACGAAGAAGTGTCTATTCTAACCGATGAGAATGGTGATGATATCGTTTATGAATACAAAGGAGAAGAATATCTCGCTGCCCAAATAGACTATACATTGGGTGAGGTGTTGGAGAAAAATATCTAATTGTCTAATTTGAAATTTTTTAGCTGAGTCGTAAGAAGAATTAACAGAACAGCCGGGCCACGCCGTAATATGAATGGCGCAGGCGTTGGAGGCAGATTGGTGGCAAGACGTGGAGGTGCCACAGGCACATCACAGTTGGGTTCGCGCAGACAGCGTTATAGCGATGTCCGTGCCTCTTATGGTATGACTACAGGTTGACCATGAGCAAGGTAGAACAGGCGAACCGGTATATAGACCTCATTCGGGTAAAATCGAGTGAGTGTCTATTGTTTTTGTCTTTGGGCAAGGATTCGCTTGTTCTGCTTGATTTGCTCTATCCGAAGTTTGACCGGATTGTTTGCGTATTTATGTATTGGTGTGATGGGTTATCCCATATTGAGAGGTGGATTAATTGGGCAAAAACTAAATATCCTAAAATCGAACTCGTGAAAGTCCCACATTGGAATCTTTCATACATATTGAGAGGTGGACTTTATTGTGTTCCGAATCCAAAAGTAAAACTGATAAAGTTAGCTAATGTAATAGAATCTATGAGGATAAAATTCGGCATTTATTATGTGTTTTTAGGAATGAAAAAGGCTGATGGCATGAATCGTAGATTAATGTTGGATGGTTATCGTACCAATGGATATGTAAATAATGGATTATGCTATCCTCTCGCAGAGTTTACACAAAGAGAAATACTGTCTTACATGAAGCATAATAATATTCCTAACCCTGTAAGATATGGGAATAAGGCAAGTAATGGTTTGGGATTTAATTTGGATTGTTTCTTATGGATGAGACATAATTGCCCGCAAGATTTGGAAATCGTATATAAAACATTTCCTATGAGCATAAGAATTTTGAATGAATACGATTTAAAAAATGGATGAAATTTGGAAAGATATAAGCGGATATAATGGTCTTTATCAAATATCAAATTTTGGTAGGATTATGAGTATGCCCCGGCTAATCAGAAGAAAAGTTGGTGAGTGTTTCTCTAAAAAGAAAATTCTCAAAACACACCAGTTAAAAGGAGGTTATGTTAATGTAATGTTACGACTTAACAGTAAAAGCATTAATCATAATGTTCATAGGCTTGTTGCAGAAGCGTTTATACCTAATAATAATGATGATTATGATTGTGTAAATCATATAGACGGAGATAAAACCAACAATCGTGCAGACAATTTGGAATGGTGTAATCACTCTATCAACTGCTTACATTCTTATGACAAAGGGATGAGCAAAAAAGTAGGGAAACTAACAGACGAGCAAGTACGAAATGTTCGCATTAGGTTGGAAAATGGAGAAAGAGCCATTGATATAGCCAATAGTCTAAACATTAGAGATAATATAATCAGTGACATAAAACACGGTCGGACATATAAGAGAGTAAAATAAAGATGGACAATAAATATTTTAACAGTAAACCAGTTGAGTTAAAACGCTCGCAGATAAAGCCAGCGTCTTACAATCCACGTACCATATCGGATGAGGGGCGCAAGCAACTGAAGCGTTCCATCAAATTGTATGGTGTAGTTGGTGGCATTGTCGTAAACCAAGCTACTGGTTATACCATTGTCGGAGGTCATCAAAAAGTTGCTGTACTCGATGAACTGAACAAATACGATAAATCCACGCATGAAAACGATTATACTCTTCGTGTGGAACTTATCAATGTTGATGAGAAAACAGAGAAGCAGCTAAACATCACCCTCAATAATCCGAATGTTGGTGGAAATTGGGACTTCGATGCGCTTGCAAAGCTCGTTCCCGATATTGACTGGAAAGACGCAGGTCTGACCGATGCCGACCTGAACATGATTGGCGTTGACTATCTTCTCCAAACCGAAGAAGAAAACTCCATTGCAGACGCATTGTCGGATATGATGGCGCCAGTTACAGAACAGAAAGAAGCCGATAAAGCAGCCAAACAGTTGGAACGTGCCGAAAAGATTGCCCACATGAAGGAGGTTAAGCAGAAAGTCAAAGAGAACGCACAAAAGCAAGCCGAAAGCATGGATGCCTATGTGATGCTTTCTTTTGACACTTACGAAGCAAAAGCCGCTTTTTGTGAGAGGTTCGGATATGACCCTTATTCCAAGTTTATAAAGGGTGAGGTGTTCGATGAACAAGTAGAAATAATATATTAATTATTGGGAGGACAGTTGAGTCAGAAGAAGACAAAGAAGTTTTAACGAAATACTTGGCACTGTAAAAAGATTAAAAAGAGCCTATCCCGGAGACGCAAATAATTCGCGAATTATGAACGCAGCAAGAAACACAGGTCGGATTGGCAAACGGTTAATTAATTATGAGTAAAGGTGAATCTCAAAATAGAAAAGGTAAAGGAGGAAGAAAGCCAAAGTATAACTATACCGGTGAGGAATTTCTTTCTCTTATTGAGTCGTATGCAAAAAAAGGATTCACAGACAAAGAAATCGCGTATGCGATAGGAATTTTACCGCATACTTTCTGCGAAAAGAAAACAAAGTACAAGGAAATATCGGAAGTATTAGCGCGTGGGCGTGCGCAAATCAACGCTGCCGTCCGTGCAAAGTTCCTCGCAATGGCTCTTGGTGGTATCAAAACAAAGAGCACTGTCGTTAGAAAGTTGCGTGATATAGAAGGTAATTTGACAGGTGAGGAAGAAATGCAAGTCAGCGAAAGCGAACTTGCTCCCAACCTTCAAGCTATGTCCGTTTGGCTGTACCATCACGATGAAGATTGGAGAAAGGTCGAGCGTAATCAAGATGAATATAGCAACTTGCAACGCGAGAACGGCATTGATATAGACAAATGGATGGAGGATAACGAAAGTGAAGATTAAGCCGCAGAAAATATACTCTCCATTATACCACAACAAGGACAAATTTATTATCCTTGTGACAGGCGGAAGAGGCAGTGGAAAAAGTTTTAATATTTCCACATTCATAGAACGCTTACTCTTTGAAGTACGGCACCCGTCTCCTGCCAAGAGAATAGTTCATCAGGTTCTTTATACTCGATATACGATGGTGTCCGCACATATCTCCGTTATTCCCGAGTTTATGGAAAAGGTGGAGCTTGACGGGCATTCTAAGTTTTACAAGAGCACTAAAACAGATGTGAAGAATCTGCGTAGTGGCGGCGCTGTAATGTTCCGTGGAATCAAGACATCTTCCGGCATACAGACAGCCAAGCTGAAATCAATCCACGGCATTACCACTTTTGTTGTTGACGAGGCCGAGGAATGGGTTTCGGAAAAAGAGTTTGAAACCATTATGCTCTCCATACGTCAGAAAGGCATTCAGAACCGCATTATTATCGTAATGAATCCAACCGACAATAATCACTGGGTTTATAAACGGTTCATAGAGAAGACTCACAAGTTGGTTGAGATTGACGGTGTGCAGGTACAAATATCTACCCACCCTAATGTGCAGCATATCCATACTACTTACTTTGACAACTTGGAGAACCTTTCTCCAGAGTTTTTGAAAGAGGTGAATCATATGAAAGAGAAAAATTCCGAGAAATACGCCCATACCGTCATCGGCCGTTGGGCTGATGTCGCGGAAGGAGCGATATTCAAGAAATGGGGTGTCGTGAAAGAATTTCCTTCTTATGCAAAAAAGGTTGCCTGTGGTCTTGACTTCGGTTTTACCAATGACCCTTCTGCGATTGTTAAATGTGGAATTGTTGACAATGACCTGTACCTTGATGAATGTTGTTACAAGACCAATATGCTATCTTCCGATTTGATTAAAGAATTGAGAAAAGAAAATCTTTTCACGTATTCAGAAAGTGCAGACCCGAGACTTGTGCAAGAAATATCGAATGGCGGTGTTATCATATATCCTGTACAAAAGGGGGCAGGCTCTATCGTTGCAGGGATAGACAGGATAAAAGGCTT